GAGTTCGCTGGGGCGGTGTAGCCCGATGAAGCGAGGCGTGTGCTGGTGGCGGCGTCGAGGTTTTCGACTCCGGCGCGTCCTAGAACCCAGAGGCTCGGGATGTGCTGGGCGTCCACGGTGGAGTCGCTGGTTTTGAAGATGGCGGCGTATTCGCCCTCCGAGGAATTGTCCGATGAGAGCGTGTAAGAATACAATCCGCCGCCGAGGGCGGTGGCGCTGCCTGCGGTCACGATCTGGGTGCCGCTTGGATTGTAGATGTCAACGGTGACGGTAAGACCGGTCTTGCCTTGTTTCGACGATGTGAAAAAGGCGAGGAACTTTACGGAGGTGGAGACTTGTTCGAGCATGAGTTGGTGGTGGGTTTAGATTTCTTCGGGTTGTGGCAGGAGCGGGAGGACTTCGGACATGGGGAGGACTTCGACGAGCGGGAAAAGCTCGGCGGGGAGATGCGCAAATCCGCCGGAGTAGAGGCCGCCGGGGCCGACTTCGGTCAGCAAATCCGCGCAGAGCATTTTGCGGCCATCGACGAGATCGACGGGGCTGGCCACATGGCGCGGGTTGCCATGCTCGGCTTGGACGGCGGCGAGTTGGGCTGCGAGTTCGGGCGAAAAGACGAGCGCGAGGTCTTTCGCGGATTCGTAGTTCACGGGCTGTTGAATGAGGTCGGCGAGTGTCATATTGCGGCGGCGAGGTCGGTCATGAGGGTGCTGACGCGGGTGTCGAGGAGGGCAAGGTCAAGGTGCTCGCCGATGGAGTAAAAGGAGAGGCGGGCGTTTGCGTGGTTTCCACCATCTCTTTTAAAGACATTGAAATTAGCATTTACCGGAGTTCGGCTGGGGTCGGTGATAGCTGCCGTGCTGCCTGCATTTCGGCGATCAAAGGTGGCAGAATTATTGCGGCTGGCTCCTTTGAATCCAGATGACGGCGATACATTAGATGTTATTGAAGAACCATTTGGCGAAAGAAAACGATAGGTTGGGGAGCCAAATAAAATCGCGCATTGCCCCGCGCCACTATTGCCACTCGAAATAAACCACTGAGAAACTGTTCCAGTATGCAGTTCGCTAATATTTACTGAAACATGCTTTGAGTTCTGAGGATCGGCGTTGTTATTTCGGTTGGCACTTAAAAATTTCGTTGTTCCATCACCTTTTAGACCTGTTTTGCGGTTGTAATCATCGGTGACAAAATTTGAATTGGTCGGAGCCGTGCCAACAAGTGGGACAAGCGCGCCGTTAAGCGTGCGTGCGCCTGCCAAAATGCAAGAGGCTTTGAGGGCGGTCCAGATGCCGTCGGATTTGCAGCCGGTGATGAATGCTTCGACTGCTGTGATGACGCCCGACTCTAGCTCGTGGCCGTCGGCGGATTCCACGGCGAGCAAATAGGAATTCGCGTCGTTATCATCCGAGACACGGCGCATCGTAGTCGGCACGCGGAGGGGGGAGAGTTGGCCGTAGAGGGGCGAAATCATGAATAGCTCAGGTTTTCTTTGTTGCTCCACTGCCCGACTGCGGATTGCTCGGAGGAGACATTGCCTGCGGCGTCGGTGGTGATGCGGTAGATTGTCCAGGCAGTGGAATCTTCGGCGGGGCCGCTTGAGGGGTAGTCGGTCCAGGCGAGGCGGCCGAGGTAGAGGTCGTCGCCGTCTGCGGCGTGGAGGAGCAGGTAGTCGCTGGGGTCGCGGGGGCGGGCGAGGCGGAAGACTTCTCCGGTATGGTCCTTGGAATACAAGCGCCGGTCGGCGAGGTTTAAGGCGAGGCTCCCTTCGGCCACTTGGGCGGCGGCGGGGACTCGGCCTGCTACCGTGCTGCGGAGGAGCTTGATGACCGTGGCCATTGGGGAAGTTTTAAGTTTTAAGGATTAAGTTTTAAGCAGTGGCCCCGTGGCGGCGGCGCGGGCTGGAACCGCACCGCCGCTGTGGGGGGAGGGAGCTATTAGAAGCTGCCGCCGTCGATCTCGGTCTCGAGCGCGGAAACGCGGGAGGTGAGCGAGGTGGCTGCGGATTCGATGTTGCCTGCGCGAGTTTCGAGGGCGTCGATGTCGCCTTCGTTGGTCGTCACACGGCCAGCCAGCGTGGTCGCTGCGGACTCGATGGCGTCGATGTCGGACTCGGCAGTCGTCACACGACCGGCGAGGGTTGTCGCTGCGGACTCGATGCTAGTGGCGCGGCTCTCCAACGCGGCAATGTCGCTCTCCACCTCGTCGAGGCGTGAGTCGGCGCTGGCGTTTTCGAGAGTGGTCACGCGGGCTTCGACTGCATCAATGTCGCCTTCGGCTGTGGTGACACGGCCTGCGAGGGTCGAGGCAGCACCTTCGATGCTGGTGGCGCGGGACTCAAGGGCGTTGATGTCGCTCTCGGCTGTGGTGACACGGCCATCAAGCGCTTGCTCGGCTGCGGTGGCGCGGTTGACCTCGGCGGTCAGGGCGCTGGAGGCGCTGTTGGCGAGGGAGGTGATCGCACCGTTGAGGTTGCTGTCGGCGGCCTCGAAGGCGGCGACCACTTCCGTCAACGAATCGAGCGAGCCGGGAGTGACATTCGAGAGAACATTGTCGATGCGAACGCCGAGCGCGGCTTCCGCTGCGGTGGCGCGGTCGGCTTCACCGCTGATGCTCAAGTTCAGCGTGGAGACTTCGGAGGCGAGGTCGGAGTTTTTGGCATATTCGCCATGTCCCGCCAGCGTGATAATTCCGGAATCGAGTCCCAGATAGAGGCGGTCATCTACTTTATTATACGCCAACTCGCCGATAGCGAGGCTGGCTGGGGCTCCGGCGTTACCGGAGAGGCGGCGTTTGATGCGAAGGGTATTTGGCATGATGTTTTGGGGGTGTTTGGTTGTTCTGCGGGGTTGTCCTAAAACTCACCGCCGTCCGCGTCGGAGGCGATGGGGAGGTAGGAAAGGGTGTCGGGGTCCCAACGATGGGGGATGTTGGAATCTTGCGGAAAGTAGATGCGGGCTACGGTGCCGGGGTTTGGAAAGTCTTCGAGGGTCGGGAAGGCTTGCACATCGTCAAAGTCGTCTGGAATCATCGCGCCGGAGATTTGGCCCGATGAGTCGAGCTGCGGCAGAGCGATATTCTGCGCTGCGCCGGAAAAGGGGTTGAAGAAAACCTGCGACATTTACGCGTAGGGCGGGAATTTGATCTCGACGCTGCGGATCTCCGCGTTGTCGGCGGTGGGAGGATTTGCTCCGAAATAGGTATTCACGATTCGGGCTACCGAGGTGCCGTTGAAAGTGAAATCGACATAGCTTGTGTTGTTCGTCGCGGGGGAGGCGAAACGAACATTTTCGTATTTAGTGTAAGCGGGAGTCGGAAAACCTGTGCTCACCCGCAGAGCCCCATCTGGTGTGGCTTGGACGGGTTGGACAATGCCAGCGGTGTTGCGGGCGGCGATCTGGACGGTGGGGTTGCTCATGTCAGTAATTTAATTATCGGGAGGGGTGTCAATAGGGGGTTATTGGAAGCTGGCGGAGTAGCGTCGCACCTCGCCTTTGCGCAGCCAGGCGTCGTCCATGCGTTGTTGTAAAATTCCTTCGGCGCGGGCGAACTGGTAGTTGGCTTTGTCCATCTGGCCGTCCTCGGAAAGCGTTTCGGCGAGGGCGTAGAACTTGAGGTAGTCCGCCAAGAACGCAGGGATGCGGTGGCGGAGCCAATGCTCCTCATTTGTCGGGAGATTGCCGGTCGTGTCGGCGATGGCCTCGTAGCAATCTCCGGTGGTGTTGTAGTAAACGAGATCGCCCGCTGCGTAAGCGGTGGAGGCGTTGAAAGCGGTCGAAGTGAACTTCGGCTGAGGCAGTGAGAACTCGACCCAGACCGGCTCGCCCGCCGTGTAGCTGGTATCGGTGATGAGGATGCGGTCGTCGGTGACGACATGGCAAAAGGTCTTGGTGAGTGGCTGCGAACCGCATTCGTGAGGATTGCGGTCGTAGATTTTCAGCACCGTTCCGATAGGCTTCAGACCTTGCGCAACAAGCGGAATGTAGGGGAACTCATCCTCGGCGGCTTCATTCGCGCTGGTCTCAATGTAGGTCGCGGTCGTGCGGTCGTCCCACGCGACATTCGCGGCGGTGTCGATATTCAGAAGATCGCCCGCTGCGGTCGTGGTGACGCGCTTGATTCGCCACACAGGGTCCGAAAATTGCGAGCCCTGCACAGCGCGGCCAATATAGGAGGTGGTTCCCACATAGTCGGACTCGTAGGTGTAGACGCCGGTCTGGAATCCATCGCCCGCAGGCGTGCGGGCCTCGGTCAAATAAACCCCGGGCCAATCAAAAAATGTCCAAGCCGTCGCCGCAGCGGTCGTCAAATACTCCGCCAGCGCCGAAGCCTGCGAGGCCATGAGCGGCTGCGCAGGGTCGATGCCCATGCGGGAAATCACGCCATCGCGGACGGTGCGGTAAGGGGTGGCCTTCATTGCGGGCCTCCTTGCATTTCTTCGGCGACTTTTTGGAGGCCGGGCTGGGCGCCGACGCGGCCGATTTGGGCGTTTTGTTGTTGTTGGACTTGGAAGCTGAATGACTCCATGCGGGCGTTGAGCATGGCGGCGAAGATTTGGTCTTGTTGCAGGCGCTGCTGGATCGCCGGGTTGCTCTGGATGATGTTTTGCAGGGTTTGCAGGCGGAGCTGGAAGTTTTGGCCTTCGCCTTTGAGCGGCGGCTCGGTGCCGGCGGCGATTTTCGTGAATTGGACCTGCTCGTCGTCGATTTCTTGCTGGCTGGCGGCCTCGGCGTCGCGGATGAGGAGCTCGGACAGATTGGGGTCGATGGAGCCGAAGAGGAATTTGACGAGACCGGCGCGGTCGATGACGCCTTGCGTGTCGAGGGGGATGAGCTGGGTGAGCCCTTGCAGCTTGATCTTGAGGGCCTCGGAATCGAGCGTGCGTGCGTCGAAGTCGAGGCGGAGGTCGTATTTGCCTTGGATATCCTGGCGGCTGGCGCGGAAGGGGGTAGGCAGGCCGCCGGCGACTCGCACAAATTGGATGTCGTCGAGGTATTGCTGACAGAGTTGGAAGGTCTGGCCGAGGATGAGGGCCATGTCGGCGAGCCAGGTATCGACCAGATCCTGCTGGGCGAGGAGAGCCCGCTGCGGGGCCATGTCGGCGCGGGGAATGCCGAAATACTCGTCCACATCGCGACGGGTGGCGGCTTCGATTTCGATGGTGCCCATGTCATTCACCGGCGGGGCCATCCATTGGAATTCGCCGGGGCGCCGCTCTGGGAGCTGCTTGGCGGGGCCGAGGACGATTTCCATTTTGCCTCGGTTGGCGGGGACTTTGAGCGGGGGGAGAATGGTGAGCGAGGCGCGGTCGCTGCGGTAGTCGCGCTGCACCTTGATTTCGCTCTGCTGGGTGGCGACGAGCTCGGGCACGCCTCGGGCCTCGATGAGCGGGCGGCTGGTGCGCTCGAGGGGTAGCTCGATGAAGGGATACTGGCCGTGCTCGTAGCCCATGGCCTCGGACTTGGCGACACGGTCCACCACGCTGGGCTGGATGTGGGTGCACCAGACCTCCATGGCGCCGATCTTTTCGTTCCACTTTTTCTGATAGACGCGCCAGACCTCGATCATATCGCGGTCGTCGGAGAGCAGGAATGTATCGGTGATGCGATACATGTTGCGGCCGGTGCGGCGGGAGATGCCTTTGTGCTTCACGGCCTCCTCGATCCAGCGTGGGTCGTAGTCTTCGGTGACTTCGCGCTCGCGGAGCTCGTCTTCGCGCAATAGCTCGCGGCAGGCGATGAATGGTGCCCGCTGGAGGTCGTAGGTGGATGGAGGGAAAATGATGTCTTCCCAGGGCTCGTAGGCTTGCCAGTCGGGGAGGTTCTCGAAGATGTAGGGCGAGTCGTATTCAAACGCGCCGGTCTCGCGGAGCTTGCGGACATTGGCTGCGGTGCCTTGTCCGGGGAGCAGGAGATCCATCTCGCGGGCCACGGCCTCTTCCTGCGTGGGGTCGAGGATGGCCTCGATGATGAGGGCAAGCTGGGGGTCGCCGGTCTCCATGTATTGCATCTGGAGAGACTCAAGCGTGAAGGTGAGTTTTTCGTTGCGAGTGGTGCGGCGCCAAAAGACGCCCATGACGGCGAGGCCGTAGGTCTCGCGGATGTTTGCGGCGAGTTCGACCTCGCGCTTCGTCATGGCGGCGCAGTGGGAGTTGAGAAGCCACTGGATGACGGTCTCGACTTTGCGACCGGCCATGATGTCGGTCGTCTCGGTGGGCATCACAGCGAGACGGGCGCGGGTGAAGGAGTTTTTGAGAAGACGGACGCGCTCGTTGATGAGCATATCGGAAAGCCGTATGCGCGAATCACTCGCCCCATCCCATGGGAATGCGTTTTTGCCGAGGTTCGACGAGTATTTGCGGCCGGTGTCGTCTTGTCCTGGCCAGAGGCAGAAGCGCTGGTTGTAGTTGAGATTCTTCCTCGACCAGTAGTTCGCGGCGTCGGTCTCCGCTTCTTCGACGAGGCCGATGATTTCTGAGATGTCCGAGGATTTCATTGGACGACGATGGTCGGCTTGGCGGTGGTGGTGACGACGGTGTGGGGGTTGGCTTTTTTGAATTCCTCGCGGAATCCTTTGTCCTTCCAGCAACCGGGGTAGAGGTTGTTCCAGTAGATGTAGGAATCGAAATCGACGCTCATGGTGTGCTGGCCGATGCCGTCCACCGTGCTGCGGGCTGCGGCGATGCGGTCGCTCGCGGCTTTGATCCGCTGCTGGCGCATCTCGGCGGTGACCATGGAGGCGTGCCAGCCGGTGCGGAGTTCCTCGGTGACCAGCGGGGCGAGGTCACCAAGATCGGCTTCGAGTTCTACTGCGAGGTCGGACATTTAGAAAATTGTCCCGCATTGGGAGGGGCGCTCAGGGTTTATCTGGAGGGTGGTGAGCGCCCCTCCGTAGGGCCTATGCGGGGGAGGCTGGATTAGGCTGTCGGTGCGAACTTGCCGAGAGCCAGAGGGCTCTTGACGCAGAGGGCGCAGAT